GTAGTAGTCCAAGTGGCTGGAAGAGATGCAGTTGAGTAAACGGAAATTGTTTCTTCGACAATCTCAGTCAAAATATAGCCAACTGTTCCATTGACTTGGAGTTGGCCTGTGAAGTTAGCGATTCCGTTGCTCGTGAAGGCATTGTCAGCAGTAACATTACCAGTAAGAGTCGAGGAGCCTGTGACTGTAAGATTTCCTCCGATTGTAGAGTTTCCAACAGTATTATTGCTGTTAGCCTCAAACGCTCCATTAACATCGAACTTCTGACCAGCGGCAGGGGTAACAACAATATCCGCACCAGCAACGCCATTGATGGACGATGTGGTAATAGGCAGATTAGAATTCAGAATATCACCGATAGTGGCTTCCTTGAGAACACCAGCGTCATTGACGATAGTTGAGTCAGTAGCCTCAAGGGTGTTAGCCGTGATGCTGGGTTGCTCTGTGATAGAACCAACAAGCAGTTGGGCTGAGTCAACGAGTTGATTGAGTCTGTTTCCGTCTACCTGTTCGCCATTGACGAAGGTATCTCCTTTAGAAATTTGAGCCATAGTTATTGTTTAGAAATGTTGTTCTTAGACTGAACTGTGGCGTACACATTAGCCGCCCTAATAGATGGTCTAAGATTATTAGTTGTAAATGTTAATTCAATGCCCGTACCAATTTTTCTGACAGCAACGCTTCTCTTGGAATCTTCCGTGAACTCAGAGCCAAATGTGTCAATAGTAGTTACAGTATCTGGATTGAAGACTGTGGCGGTAGTGACGATTTGAGAGCCAGCATCGCAAACGACCTCGTTTTCGGCTGTGCTGAAACGCTTGTCACCGATGGTGTTGAATGTGTATCTTCTTGTCTTAAGGATGCCGTTAATCTGATTAGGGGTGAACGAAGTCTCAGACAGCGTGGCAGGAAGGTAGAACGGAAGGATTGGAGTTCCTGTAGAAGCCCCGTATTCGTCCCAGTTCAGTTGCTCTGACAGGAACAAGCCAGTCTGGGTGTCGATTATATACATCCGTCTCTGGTTGTTCTTTTTACCAATCAAGAAATCGAAGGCATCGAAGCCAGCGGGGAAGGTGTCAACCGATTCCCAGTTCTTCAGTATAAAGTTATATACCAGAATAGCGTTGTTAACGCTAGAGCCGTCCAGCGGAACTGCGAGATAATACCTGTTGTTCCAATAGGTAGCGACAGCCCGATGAGCGTAAGTTCTGTTAATTCTCTGGATGACATCATCGATTGGGGCTGAAAGCGGGTCAGCGATGGTCAACAGACGCATGGCATCGTTAGCACCGACCTGTGACGGCTGGAGGTAGTAAACCCCGTTGTCTGAAAGGAAGATGATGCCACCAGCGGCTTGGACGACAGACTTCTTAGCCATGCAACCGATGTCCGTGACAAGGGTCTTTGTAAAGGCATCTGCCGACAAAGGATTTCCAGTAACATACCTATCTACGCCAAATGAACAGTAGTAAATGCTGTTACGCATCAGCACTAAGGCTTCGTTGATAGTCCAAGGGCTGACGGCTACGACCTCATCGTTGCCTCCGTTGTTGAAAGTGAATGAGTCGGCTAAGTCCCAATGTTGCCAGTCAAGGAAATTGGAAACGCTGACCGAATCACGACTTCTTGTGCTTGGGAGTGTAATGCTGTGGTCAGCACCCATAGCCACAAGGCGGTTAGCGTAATAAATTAATCCGCTAGAATTAGGAAATTGATGACCAGAACCGCCAGTACCAAGTGCTGGCATAGTCGTGATTGTAGTAGCCAAGTCCCAATAAAGAGGACGCTTGGCATGACCACGGGTTATGAATACCTTGTCAACAGCGTGAACAACATCGCATCCGTCTTGGGTTGTGATTGTCTCCCCGACAGGGAAGTTAATCTTAGACGAAAGTATTTCCGTCTGAGGGTTGTATGTATAAAGGCCATCTCCGACCACCAGAACGAATATCTCCTGCCCCGTGGCATTGAGATAAGCACAGCAACCGAAGATGGTCTGACCAGCCAATCCAGTCAGCGTCTTTCTTTGAATGCCTTTTCTGACAGTCGCAACCCCTCTGTCGAACCTGAAGTTCTGCGACTGACTGACGATACCTTGGGGCAGAGCGGATGTGTTGTCACGGCTGTTAAGCCCGACAAATGCGTTATCTCCGTCCTTTAGGTATTCACTAGGCATTACTTAGAGACGATGGAGAAGTAGATGTCTCTGAGTTTCTCAGACCATCTAGCACCGACATAGACGCCGCCAAGGAAGGCAACGACAGCAAGGATGATTGTAATCATGTTAGGCAGGGAGAGTATACTTGAGTGCAGAGAGTTCCGCAAGGAGTTCGGCCTTTGTGGGCTTGGAGACAATCGTCAGAGTGCCGAAATACTTGCCTTCGTTCGTGAATTGACGATAGCCGATGACCTTCTTGTCCGAAGGGCGGCAAAAGGCTGTCCAGCCGATTGAGATTTTGATTTCTGTGGTAGCCATAATTAGTAAGATGTGTAGTATCCACCAGAGCCGTCAGACAGGTAGTAGGTGGTATAGCCTGTCATGGAACTTTCATCGTAGTAGTAACTTGATGTTATTTCTGTGCCATACGACAGGTAAGAATAGGAGTAACTGTAGTAATATCCACCAGAGCCATCATGGTATTCCACATGGTCGTATGTCCCGTTCTGATAGTACGAGCCGTTGATTTCTATCTGGTTATAACCGCTTCCAGTATTCCCAGTTGTCGTTCCGTAAGAAGGATAAGAGGAGCCACTAGAGCCGTCAGACTCCGTGTAGTAACTGCCAGAGCCGTCAGAGTAGTAGTTATATCCGTCACAGTTCGTGATGTATGTTCCGTAAGAAGTGTAGCCACCAGAACTGCCTGTATAGTAGCCACCAGAGCCGTCAGCGTACCAATAGTTGGTGTACCCACCGACACTCCAGTTTCCAGAGCAGACAGAAATTTGGTAAGAACCGCTTTCCTGTCTTAATTCTGTCCCGTAGGAGTAGTAGGTTACGGCAGAATCTTCTGTGTATGTTCCACCAGAACCATCAGCAAATATCTGCCTATAGAATGTGCCAATAGCGGTATTCACGCCTCCCACATCTCCGTAAGCAAGCATCGTCTCCTCAGAGATAAATGTGCCATAAGGAGGGAACGAAGTAGCAACCCCCCTAGAAAACACGGCTGAGACAACACCCTTGCCAGACGGAGCAATCGACTTGCCGATTAGACTGAAAAGCCTATTCAGCATTAGACGACAGCGGTAGCGGTATGGACAGGGGTAGAGGATGTGTCAGAGACGGCATAGACGAAGCCGTTGTAGTTCTCGATTGAGATGCTCTGCTCTGGGAAGAGGATGATGCCAGTCGTGTCGGTGTCATTGAAGATGACCTTGACCTTGGCGGTAGAAGACTGGTTCTGGACGACTACGATGACACGCTTGTTGTATTGTGCGGTCGGAAGGACATTGCCTCTGAGTTGAACCTTCGTAGTGCCTACTGTGTGGTCAAGATGACTGAAGTTCTTCGTGAACGGGGTGCTGAATGAGATATTAGCCATTTTAGTAAGTGTTTTCCATGTTTATGCGTGTGTTCTGGTTCTGCTGTCTGAGGTACTTGTCGTACTCGAGTTCCAGAACTTCCTTAGCCTTGGACTCGACAACAGAGGCTTCCTGCATCTGGCCTTCTGAAACGAACCAGTTAGCCGCCGCACCCCAAGAGAGGAATGAGCCGAAGATATAAGGAATCTCTATCTTAGTCCAACTAGCAGGGTGGCTGTTGGGGTTGTTGCCAGCAGTCGTTGACGCTGGGACGCATGTGTAAAAGTTGCCCTTATGCGGCTTGCCTAAGACTGGGGTATATGAGCCAGTACCAGAGCCAGAGTCGAAGTACGACTGTGCGTTCTGGTAATAGACAACGCTAGGGGAATAAAGTGAACCGCTGAACGAAGGCACTTCCTTTCGGTATAAGTACCAGCCGTCAGCGACCTGACCCGAAATAGCGACCTTTCTGGTCGAACCATCAAAGAAGATGGAGTACGGGATGTTGACTGCCTTTGTGGAGGCTCTAGGGTTTCTGTTATAGACTCCCAAGATTTCTGACGCATCGGCGGCAGGGGTGAAGTAAGAGACTTCGTTGCCGTCCTGTGAGGTCACGAAACTAGCCATTACGCATGTGTCAGGCCAGTCGTTGGATTCCCAAGCCTCACGGAGCCTAGCAGAGATGAAGTCCCTGAACTGGGCGAATGTCTCGTCCGTGATGTTATGGCGGTCGTTCCCAGAATACTGGAGAGCGTCAAACAGGACTTGGCTGAAATCTATTGTTCTCATCAGGTAAGATACCCGTCAGCAGTAAAAATTGCACCATTCACGACTGTGCGTTTAGCATAATTGCGAATGGCGGTTTCTGGATTGTCCCGAAGGAATTCTTCTAGGAATTGACTGTCTTCCCAGCACTCGTACCCTAACCGCTGACCCCAGTAGTGCCAAGCGGCTAGGGGAATACGAGCCTTTAGTTGACCAACGCCGTCGATGCTTCGGGCCTCGTTAGCGTGGTTAAAAACGGCTGACTGTTTCGCCTCGGCTTTCGCCTTGGTTTCTTCCATTCTCCACCCACGGAGCAACTCCTCCTGAACCCTCTTGCGAAGGTCAGGTGGAATCACTTCCGCCAAGTCTTGAATGATGTCAGCCATGTCTGGATTAGGCCGTGAAGTCGAACACGCCGAAACCGAGAGGATTGTGGATGCAAAGACCCGCAACCGCTTCAATCATACGGGCTTCGCCGCCACCAGCGTTCGGGAGGGCTGTGACGCCAGCGACATTGCCGCCGTAGCGAACTTCAACCATGTCGAACGGAATGACATAACCAACGAAGGTGTTGCCAACGCCAGAAGTGGCCTTGAGGTAGTGAGACGGGTGCAGGCGTAACTTACCGAAATCGCCCTCGAAGACATCGACAGACGAGATGTAGGAGTTAGCACTAGCCTCACGATTGAAGGTGCGGATAGCGGTCTGGGTGTTTGTGGAACCCGAGGACGGAGTGGTGAAGACGAGGTTTGTGAACGCTCTCTTGAGGGCTGTGCCAACGAGGGCGTCGTAGTCTCTGAACTGACCAGTCTGACCATAGATGCCCGTGAGGACGCCTTGGACGACCGACTCGGTAAGGGCGGCTGTGCCGACTGTCGAGCGATTGGCGGTAGGTGTCTGGAAGGACGAGGCGATGGGGAGGACAGCATCCTGCGAGCCAGAGCCAGCGGCTTCGAGCCACTTGTGGAGGCCACGGGTGAGGTAGGGAACTGTGCCGTTGTCAGCCTGAGCACCATTGTTGGAGCACATCGTGGCTTCCATGTCACGCTTGATGGCTTGGATGCCCTTGGCGACATTGTTAGCGAGTTCGTCACGGACGCCAGCGACAGTCGAGATGTCTTGGGTCAGCGGAGAAACACGGACGGAGCGGCGGAAGATTTGGATGTAGTTGCTGAGTTCAGCACGATAGTTTGTCGAGCCATCCTTGACATAGTTTTCGTAGGTGGTGACATCCGTGCCATCGACAGTACCAGTTGTCTTGGGTGTCGGGAGGGAGTCAGCCTGCCAGCGGAACAGCGTGTTGCGAGGGGACGAGCCCTTCTTCGCCATAGAGGTGAAGGGGGTATCCTTAGCATCGACGAGGGCGATGAGGTCAGCAAGTTCTTCTCTCTTACCAGAGGAGAATGAGGGTTCTGTGAGGTTAGCCATAGTAGTAGGTGTTTAGATTACAGGAACTTTGAGGCGATGATTTGTGAAAGGTCGTCTCTGGAACCAGATGTGGAGTATCTCGCCTTGGCAACCTGAGCCTTTGCATCCTTGGGTTGGACTCTTGAGGGAGTCGCCGAGGGCTTGGGCTGGGCTATAACTTTGGCAGGGGTGGTCTTTGCCGATTTAGACTCACGCACCTTGATACCTGTCACTAAGTCACCGATGACCATCTTGTAGTCTGGGAATTTCTTGACCTCTGGGAACGATTTGATGAACATTTCTGCCATCTGACGCTCTCTTGCGGCCTTGTCCTTCCACCAAGGGTATTCCTTGGTCGCTACCTGTTCCATCTGGTTATAACTCTGGAGGTATTGAATCCGCTTAGGAAGATGTTCTTCGATAGCATCAAGGGCTTTAATCTTGATTGCTCTGACATCTTCAGCCGAGTATTCGACTTCGGAACCATCCTTATTAGTGACAACTGCACCATCGGGATTCATCTCGCACCAACGCCGAACTGACTTCGCCTGTTCAATTTCTTTATGAACAGCATCAATCGTATTCAGATTAGCGTAAGGATTGTCGGGTGAGGGATTCTGTGCTGGCTTTTCAGCCTCTTGCGACAGTCTATCCACTTCCTGACGAAGCCTTTCGATTTCTGCTTCGGCCTCACGCTTCTTGGCGGTGAGTTTGTCAATGCGTTTCTTGACTCCCTTTGGCAGACCCCTCTCGACTTCTTCTTCGCCGTCAGATTGCTCCGTAGGCTCCGATTCATCGGATTCGTCTGTTTCTGTTTCCTGAGAAAGAACTTCCTGTTCTTCTTCCGTGTTCGCTTCGGACACGGGTTCTTCTGCTTGTTCTTGGCTTGAGCCAGCAGATTGCTCTTCTGTATCCTCTCCGTTGAGGATGTTCTTACTAACTAGGTCAGTAAGGGTCTGCATGTCGAAGGTGACGGAATTTCCTTCGTTTTTATTCGTGGGGTTGTTTTGTGCCGTCCCAAGGTCGGCGGGTTCGCTGTTTTCCATTAGATAAAGGTCTAAAGTCCTATTAGTAGGCAGGGTTTTGGAAAGTCCCAGAACTGGTGTGCAAAGTTAGGTCAAACTTCTTTGAAGCAAGTCCCTTTAAGGACATACTCCGATTTCAGACGAATCATTCAGGATTGCGTCCTTGGTCACGCAGGATGTCGTTTCTGGTGTTCATCAAGATTTCCTTGAAGGCGGACAGAGCGTCAGCCCTGCCGCAGTACCAGACCCTATCCTCGCCCTTGACATCGATGGAGATAGCCCTAGCCACCTCTGCCTCGATGGATGCGTCAAGCATCGTGTGAACGGCCTTCCAGACTGGGTTTCCAGCCTCGAAAGACATGCCTTGGATGATTTCGTTGGGTAGCATTAGAACTGGCCTCCCTGTTCAGCCTGATTAGCCGCATCAATCTGTTCCTGCATACCGCTGGCGGCTTGCTGGGCGACAGGGGTGACGCCTGTGCGACCAATCTGCTTGTTCTGTTGCTGGGAGGCAGACATCTGGAGGTTTTTTATGTAGTGCTCTAGCATGGCTCGGAAGTTCGGGTTCTGTTGCATCTGTTGCTGGGCTTGCTGGTTCTTGCCCATGATGTCTTGGATATACTGCAACTTGGTAGGAGCCGCAGGGTCGTTCTCGACATATTGGGCTTCGTTGCCAAGCATCATCAGGGCGATGTCGGACTGAATCTCCTTGTAGAGCATCTGGCTGGCAGAAGCGGTGTTCAGAATCAAGTCCTTGGCCTTGTCTGGGTCGATAGCCTCGATAGCCGCCTTGACTAACTTGTTCTTGTCGATGACGCCACCTGAGTCGAGAGGCAGGACGAACTGCGTGATAGCCTTCAACTTCTCGATGACGAACTGCGTGTCAAGTTCCCTGACATCGTACTTGATTTGGAAGTCGTACATGTTGCTGATGCCAGAGATGTTCTGCGGGACAGGGCCGCCCGTGATGGACTCGAGTTCCGAAGGCGACATGAACTGAAGCATCAGGCTGAATGTCATCGAGTACGCCTCAGCCCAGACATCGAGCCAGTTATTAACGAGGTGCTGTTGCATCGCCTGCATCTTGGCAGGAACGATGTTCGGGTGATGCAGACCGAAGTAGTTAGCGTTGTCGAACTGAACCCTGTCGATGAGATTGAACGAAGTGCCTGTGTCGCCAGTCGGAGCAGGCATGAAACGATAGTCGTCAGGCGATGTGACGGGAAGATGAATTCCGGGGGCTATCTTGTTGATTCCACCGAGTCTCTTCTTCACGAGGATAGGAGGCATCGTTGTGAACGCTGTGCGGTCACGGATGGCGTCACGCTGGGCCTTGACTTCCTCTTGCTCTGTCATCGTGAGTTCTGGGATGCCACGGGATTCGTAGATAGGACGGCGGATGCTTTCTCTGCGATAGATGACGAACGGGTACTTGTTATGAGCGTAGCCAAGGAGTTCGTGCGAGGCGTACAGTTCGGTTCCAGCCATCGGGCAGAAGATGGTCTGGTACACGCCTTGGATGCCGTCCTCGTCAATCTGGCGGCTGTAGGCGTACACGAGTTCAATGAGGTTGTCGTTGCGGTGAACCTGATTGTTCATCAGACTGGCGGCAGGAAGAAGGTTCGGGTCGTTGTATTGAGAGGCAAGGCCAGCGGTGCTGACGGCTTGCTCAATGAAGTCTTCAGGCCAGTCGTACTGGGCTCCCATCGAACGGATTTCGACCTCAGTCACGAATGTGCGTCTGAACACAACACGAGCAGACTGGATGTCGATGGTCTCAGGCGGGAACGAAATTTCCTCGTAAGGCTTGACGGCGGCGATAGAAGGCTGGTTCTTGGCGACATATTGCTCAGGGATGCTGGCAAAGCCGTTCTCTCTGAGGTCACGGACAGCCTTCTTGATGGCCTTCAACTTCAGCGTAGGCATATACTGCTGGATGAGGCTCACGGCGAACTCCTCACGAGTCTCGTCCATGATGGCGTTTGGCAGTTCGGCAAGTGCCGTGTTCGGGTTCTGTTGCATGGCTTCCTGAGCCATAGCCACGATTTCCTCGATGGAGATACGCTGGTGACGGGTAGCCATCTCTGTATCCCAGATGATATTCAGGGCAGACCAGCCGTACTGGGTTCCGTACTCGGCAAGAAGATTCGCTTCCCTGCGGATTTCAGCACGCAGTTTGCTCCGAGTGAGCCAGTTCATAAGGATGTTCGCTGAGGCGGCAAAGTCGTAGTCGTTGATTTCAGTACCCGTGACCTTGACTTGGCATCTGTCAAAAGTGGTCATCAGGATAGCCACGATTTCGTTGATGGTAGAGTCGGTCAGGCGGCAACGAACATCAGACGCACCCTCGAAAGGGAACGCTGGGTCGCCTTCAGGTCTGTCTATGCTGTGCTTCTTGCCGTCATCGCTCTGACCAGCCCAGCGAGCAAAACGGATGTCGTCGTTCTGGTTGATGTTGGCGACATTGGCTCCGTTCTGCACAGAGCGTTGGTATTCGTCAAAAAGCGTACCGATGTCTGGCGTGTCGCTGGCAAAGACGAGTTTATCCTTGTTGTTCTTGTAGTTTTTCATTGAAGTATTTGATTAAGTCTGATTTGAAATAGCGTTTATGTCCTCCAGAGGTCACGAAGAAACGAATTCCTCCGCTGTTGACCGCTTTTTCGAGGGTGTGCCTGCTGATGCCGAGCATGAGCATGGCTTTTGTCCGTGATAGGATGCTTGGAAAATGAATCTGCATCAGTAAGAGCCTCCGCCGAAACCACGCATCGAGCCGTCCTCCATGTAGGTCGGGTTCATCACCATCAGGTAGCGAAGGCAGTCAATCGGGTCTTTGGTAGCACCCTTTTCCCCGTCCTGACCTGTCCATTCCTTGATGCAGTAGATAAGGTTCTGGCACTTCTCGCTGATATAGAGTTTAGGCTTGTTTAGCGGAGACAGTTCCTGCGTGTAGTCGTATGAGAAGCCGTCATTAATCATGGCGACACCCTGCTCGATACGCACACCAGCCGCAGGCACGAAGTGCATAGGGTTTTCGCCGTCATCAAGCATCTCGATGAGCGTGGTTCCTCCGTCTTCGGTCACGGCCTTGGTTCCGCCAGCCCTAGGGTCGATGTAGCGTTCAGAGATTTCTTCTTCGCCTTCTAGGGCAGAAATCAGTTCTTTATATTCTGATAGAGAACGACCAGCACCATTTCGTTGGGCAGTCCCCATCTTGCCATCAGGGTCAGATGCAGGCGTAGCCCATTCTCCTTCAGATTCGTCAGGCCATTCTCTATAAACGAAGATATTGCCTGTCTCATCGACTCTAGCCCATAGCATGAACCAGTTGCGAGAGCCAGCAGGGTCAACGACCATGTAATTAGTGCCGACTTCAGGAACTTGCTCGGGCTTGACAACATTGATGTCTGGGTTGAATCGTGGGAATTGGTTTCCTGCGACATTATCCGCCCATCCGTAGGCTCGGATTTTGATTTCATAAGGTTTCTTGCCCTGAAGCGTCTTCTTAAGTTGGTCGAACGATGAGTACGGGTTGAGTTGCGAGTGAAACCACATCACGGACGAGTTCTTGTTCACGCAGTCTGCCTTGAACGGCATATGACCACGAGGAACCCCCTGCACATTAACATGTTCCTGCAAGAGTTCCGCTTTCTTGACCTCGATGAACTTGCAACCGCTGACATATTCCTTGACGACAGGGCTGTATCCCGTGATAGGAGTGAATGTCAGGATTAGTTTGCCGCCTCTTGTGACGATACGATAGCGAAGCGTCTCCACCCAGTCCAGAGGAACCAACTCATCGCACCAAATCATATCCACTTCGCCACCTTCGATGACATCTCGCTTCTGGGCGTAGTTCATGAAGAAGCATTGGCTCTTGTTCGGCAAAATGAAGGTGTTGTCGCTGAACCCGTTCTTCTGGGTGTATTGGACATTCTGAATCTTGTTCTTCTTGAGTTCCTTGAACTCGGATGGAAGATACTTGTAAATGACGCTCTGTTGCATCTGGATGCTTGACTGGTTCGTTGTGTGCAAGCACCACACACGGGCATCCTTGGTGTTAATCAGGGTCTGAACGATACGCTTAGCCGCCCACTCTGTCTTGGACGCTCGGTTGCCGCCTAGTATCAGAATCTCCTGCTTCGTCTTGATGAGTTCATCGGCTTCCTTCCAATGAGGCAGGTCAAAGCCGTGACGATACGGGTCTAATTTCTCCGCAAGAATCTTATCTTCACGAAGTGTGAGAACCTCAGCCGCTTTTTCGTTGCCATATTTTTCTACAAGCCTCTTGATGTCGTCTGCCGAAGGCATGACAAGCACGGGGTGAGGTGTAGGGGTGAAAGCCATCTTATGTTCTATCTTTTAATGGAGGCTCCGACAGGACTTGAACCTGCAACATCCTGCTTACAAAGCAGGCGTTCTGCCATTGAACTACAAAGCCTTTAAATTATTCTTGACCCTTTCGGTAGAACCTCGGTTGTCAAGGGTCTTAGTATTTGCCGTCAAAACGAGGGTGGCGGCTGACGACCCATCTAGAGCCGTCCCATCGGATGTCAACAGGCATCCCGATACCGAACTTCGATGAGTCACGGCAGAGAACCATGTTAGACTTCCCGTCAATCAGGACTGACAGGATTCTTGGATTCTTGTGCTTGGCTTGGACTGTGCCACGCTTGTGTTCTGGAGGAGTTACCTTCTCTTCGACTGGGTTCATGCCGATGACCGACTGAACGAAGGCAACGCCCTCTTCAAGCCACTCTATCTCCCAGAGGTGCTTAGGCTTCTTGCTCTCGATTCGCTTGTAGTGCTTGCCCTCGGTAGCGGTAGCCCGAATCTCCTTGAGTTGCTCTCTGCTGATGCCGATAGAAATGCTGAGGTCTTTTTCCTTCATGTCGCCATGTTTCGTGTAGAATCGCACAATACAACCAAAATACCCCGTCTTGGAATCGAACCAAGATTCTCTGCTTAGAAGGCAGATGTTCTGTCCATTGAACTAACGGGATGAAACTAGAGGAGAAGGGATTTGAACCCTTGAGGCTTTTTACACCTAGTAGTTTTCAAGACTACCGCAATAGACCACTCTGCCACCCCTCTGAAAGTAGGGATAGGGGGATTTGAACCCCCGACTTAGCCCTTATAAAGAGCCCACTCTGACCGCTGAGTTATACCCCCAAAAGGACGGCCCTCGGACTTTGCTATCAGTTATAGTCCTCTTGGCCTTGGGTTAATTACGCCCCATTATAGTCATAAAATACTAGAGGCGGGAGTTGAACCCGCAATTAGCGGATTTTAAGTCCGATGCGTCTGCCATTCCGCCACTCTAGCCAAAGTACCCCAACAGGGAGTCGAACCCCGACCAAGTGAACCAAAACCACTTGTGCTACCATTACACCATCGGGGTATAGAGTCACCGAGACAGGACTTGAACCTGCAATCCCTTGCTCCCAAAGCAAGTGCGATGCCATTACGCTACTCGATGGAAAAAGTCGGGTGTTCGTTTTTCGAGTCCGAACCACAGCCCCCAAAGGACTGCGTGCTTCCTTACACCAACGCCCGTGTAGTTTAACGACTACTTTTCATAGTCGAGTTGTTGACCCCACCACAGGACATCGTGTTAGCCTGCCGACACACAGGGTTGCTTCATGCTGAGAGGCAACAAATCAGAGGAAACGGAGGACTTTCACCTCACCTCCACCCCGTCGGGCGGTGTGCATTAACCCTAACACCTCGTTTCCAAAATGATTCCGTTCCTTCGTTTATTTCAGGTCTGTATAGATTTAGGTTGATATGGACGCACCTAGGGTCATCCAAGGAACTACGGCTTGAATTCTGAGCCTGTTGTTATCCTTGCTTAGTCTCTGCGTACCCACGGCATCGAGCCGCAAGCCTGTTCAGCCGTTACATACTGTACGCTTCATGGACTACGCTTTATATACCCGCCATGTCTATCTCTGGACTCGCACCAGATTTCAGGGTTATAAGCCCAACGGATTAGTTGTATTGGTATCCACCAAAAAGGGCTGGTCAGGGTTCCTCCCCCTAAGCGTATGCGTCATCTGCTCAGTTGCACTATGTATTTATTCATCCGCAAACCAGAATCGGCGTACCCTTGCTTTTTCGCAAGCCAGCAAATTTATCCCCAGTTCTATCAAAGAACGACCCGACTGTTCGTTTATATTTCCGTTTGTCAATACAAACTCACTCATCCTCAGACTATTAATAATCTTCCCCCAGAATTGGGGGACTGAGGCAACCCCGTTGCCGAAGGGAGGGGGTGAATACAGGGGTTATTAGGGGGTAGCACTTCGTGCGTCAAGCAGAATCAACCAGAGGTTTAAAAATTTTTTATTTATTATGTGTTACTTATTCAATGAATAGTAAATTGCGTAGCAAGTTACGACATGGCTGGCGAAGCCATACAATGCTGGCGAGGGATGTCAGTCCCGACGCCAAGGGTCTTGTATCCATATGCAAGTCTATTGCAATAGCCTACGGCCTTTTTGGGATAAAAATTATTCCTGTCGGAACCAGTAATATCCACGCCAAAAAAACATAACAACATACCCCCCCGCCCCCTCTAACAAAGGTTATCGGGATGCGTTGGGCAGGTGGTTATATAATAATATAATATAATTATAAAAGGGTTATATAACAGGATTATAATATAATTATAAAAGGATTATAATAGAATGCTTATGGAATATTATACAAGAGTCTTGTGCGTTGCTTATGTGTAAAGCGAAAGCGGATACAGAGACGGGTTCAATCAATTCAAAACAAGATTATAATACAAATCCCTTGTAATAGAAACTTACCTACAACCGATTATAATAACAATATAATATAATAAACCTACGCTTTGGTATCTGATAGGCCGTAAGAGGCCGTTTGATTGACGGGGAAGGGTAAGGGTAGGGCGGAAACAAAAAAGCCCCTTGTGGGGGCTTGTGGAGGGCTGGACTGAGGCGGGATTATTCGGCGGTCAATGCTTCCCACAATCGGCCTTGCTCATCCGCACCGAACGGAGGGACGGGGGATGAAACATAATCATTCGGGCTTTCGATGTCGCACTCTATCAGCAAGGCGTATCTATTTTTTTCTGACAGGGTTTCCCAATAGGCTTCCGCTTGCTCCTCTTGTCGGCGTGTCCAATCCTCTTCCGACAAGACGGGGTAACTTTCAATTTTATTAAGTATCTTACAAGCAACTTGGACGGCTTCCAAGGGTGCGGTTTCCTTAATCATTATTTCCTCAGTCCAGCCAACTGCCCAATGATTGCATTGACGGATTTCAACGCCGCTTTCCTCATCCGACAGCCAAGGGGCGAGCCATTTCTTAGCCGTTTCAAAGTTGGAAACTGTCAGGGTGTCGCTGTCCCTATGCCTGCCAACGATTGATGCGTATCCGAACCAATCCCGCCCGAAATAATCACGGGGGCGTCTATACATATGGCCCGATTGGAACAGGGTTTGAGGTGTCAGGTCGCTCATTTTATTATAGAATATTAGAAGACATTAGACAGGGCTTCATTGAGGGCTTCCAAGTCCCTTGCTTTGATTGCCTCCCTTACGGCGGGGGAGACGCCCCATTGACCACAGAGGGCGGTGAACTCCATTAGGAACAGGTTTGCGGTTTGGCTCATTGGATTAGCGGGTGATGTAGTAGAGGAAAGCCACAAGGAAACCGAAAGCCACAAGGCTGATTTCCAAGAGGGCAAGGGCGGTTAGAAGGGTTTTGAGTTTTTTCATATGTTGGTTGCGTTGGTGCATCTCCGACAATGGGGGCTTCCAAGGGTCTTGCAAGTCTAAGGAAGGGGTTTTTTTAAGTCATTAGTTCCGCTAATGGGACGCCTAAGTTTCTCTTATGACCCTCTGAGCAGGGAGCGTGCCAAGACCCTTGTAAGGCTGAGGATTGACGCAATTTTACATTTACAAGTTTTTTACATTTTTACATCCTTCAATAGTTCCGCAAGTCATTGATTTATTGGCACTTATGATTTTTTACAATTTTTACAAACCTTTGCACCCTACAAGGCTCTTGGAAGGGGTTGGGAGGGGTAAGGGTCGGGCAAGAGGGGTCAAGGCCGTGGCGGGGCTTCCAAGACCCTTTAACGGCAATTCTCATTTACGGGCTATTGTTGAGACTGAGACTAATCTTAGGTTGTTAGGTCAGGATGTAATCATTAGTCGAGAGGTCAGGATTAGAGATTTTTGACGGCTCATTAGTTTCTCTAATACCAGCAAGACGGGCTGATTTCTTGCTTGACTGAACAGATGTTCACTAGATTCCTAAGTCGTTGGCTATCAAGGTTTTAAAACTATGGCCTAGATTGCCTCACAAGGCCCTTGAAAGGGTCGGAGAATGGCAGGGGTAGGGCGGAAATCAAAGGGCCTTGGAAGCCAAGGGAGCAGGCAAGGCGTGGCTTTCTCATTTAATGTCCCCTGTTGAGAATAAGGGCGGGATAAGGAAAACTTAACAGCCCATTAGCCGCCCTAATTGGTTAAAGTTTCCTTCAAAGGGTCTTGCAATGGGTCAAGGGGTGCTTACTCTTGTTTATGTAAGGCGGGGGTGACCCTCAAAACCTTACCCGCTCTTTGAAATCACTTTCCGAACCCCATAACGGGGGACGGGATACAACACAACCAACCAACAAAAAATAACAATATGCGTAAACTGATTATGAAAATCCTTGGCCTTGAAGACTTCCGCTCGGCGGTTGACTTCTCCTTGGAATTGCTCCGCAAGGAAAACGAGGAACTGACCCGCAAGGTGCAAGCCCTCACCGAACAAGTGGAGGAGATGGAAGAGCCCGACCTTTCTGATTATGTCAGAGAGGACGAAGTAAACGACCGCATTGAAAGTTATTGTAATGACAATGACATTCCGTCAGGGTCTTACATTGATGACGAAATCGAAAGCAAGGTTTCCGACAAAGTGGAAGAGGCCATTGACGAACTCGACATCTCCGACAAGGTGGAAGAGGTCGTTAAAGAAATGGACAAGGCCTCTTTCGGAGACACCGAAGAGTTGAAGGCCATTGTTAAGAAGGTTATCAAGGAAATTAGGTTCAAGGCCGAGTAAGAAAGCAGGGGGAGGAAACTAACCCCTTTTTTCTTTTGCTGGTTGACAGTATCACAAAAGTGGTTTCTTTTCTTTTTACTGTTCTTTCACATCCGCAAAAATGAGCCTAAACTACATCAAAGTATCCGCTGTTAAGAAACTTGTTAACATCCACGGAAAACGAGCAGGGAAAGACTTCCTGCAAGCCCTCGACCGCTTGGTTGAGCGTAAAACCTTGGAAGCCCTGCAAGAGCATAACGGCGGAAAGAAAACCCTTGACCAAGCCCTAGCGGGTTATGTCTTGGGGAACAAGTAAGGCAGGGGGAGAAATCCCCCTTTTGCGGAGGCTTTGCAAGAAACCTGAATAGGTTTTAAAAAACCATCTTGCCACAGTTCCTCCCCGACTTCTGATATAAAAGCGGAAGGAAGACCCACGGACGGATTAAAGGGAGCAATCTCCCGCTGTTGAATTGAGGTTGGGATTTGTTGGTTGCTGTCGTTGTGTTCATCCCCGTAAAAGCCGAAAGCCAAGTGTGCTAGTAGGCTTCCCTCTAAAACTTTCCTCTGACAAAACAGAGGCCACCGACCAAATGAAAAAACACGGCTTATTAAAAGGGGGTGGGGACTAACAATCCCTGCCCCCAAAAGCCGAAAAACTTTAACAAAACATCATTCATTCCTTGACCTTTCCTTAATCAGTATTACATTTATAAACCTCTCACCAACCCATAATAATATGAGCGAACAAAAGAAAATCACCGCCGAAGAAATCAAATCCCGATTTGACGAGGCCAAGACGCACCTGCCCCTTGAGGCTTGGGAAGCGTATTGCGAGAATATGTCCTACAACGACCCGCAGGTTGACGAGGCGGAAGAGTGCTATGCGGGAGAGTTCCGCAACGCAATGGAGTTCGCCGAGAACCTTGCGGACGAGACGGGACTTCTTGACGAGATGCCTGAGAACCTCCGCTTTTACTTCGATTTCGAGGCGTATGGTCGTGACCTGCTGATGGGCGGGGATGTTTGGCAGGAAAACGGATTTTGGTTCTGGAACCGATAACAACTTTTCACCAACAAATAACCAATGAAACCGACCTATCAAATCGACCTCTGCCCTCAACTTGAAGACGGCCTATGGGTCGTTCGTGAGGAGTTGCTACTTGACGACAATCCCGACAAGTCGGAAGTCGTGGAAGAATACCGCTTCAAGACCAAGGAAGAAGCAAACGCCTTTATTGACCGCTGGATTGAAATCCACCAATGAGCCAACACGCCCACGCCGTCAAAGATATGCCCCTAGAATGGGGCTCTGGCGAAATCGAGGTCAGCGGTGTCGTTCTGTTCGACACCAAGGCAACGCCGTTCTTCTTTGATTTCATCATCTGCGATTGCTCGATTGAGCGACCTACCAAGCAAGACCTAGACGCAATCGAACAGAAAACCATTGACACCTTGAACGGGTGCAAAGACCTTATCTCTGAACTAAAACACGAGTATGCCTAATTGGGTTCAAAACGACCTTGCCGTTGAAGGCAACGGGGTAGAAGTCGCTAACTGCGTCCTGTTCCTTGAAGCAGGAGAACACAGCGGGAGTCGCCTAGACTTCTCGCAGGTCATCCCGTTGCCTGACGACCTCACCAACCCCGAGTTGCACACCTACGGAGGGAGCAAGGAGAAGGCCAAGGAGCGAGACGAACTGCGAGCCAAGATGAAGCAAAAGTATGGGTTCGCTAACTCCCTAGACTTCTGTATCGAGAATTGGGGAACCAAGTGGAACGCCTGTGATGTCGAGTTCGGCGGTATCCAGCACGAGGGCGACCAATGCGTTGCAATCTATAAGTTCAAGACCGCTTGGAGCATCCCGCATAATGTCATCGGGAAGTTGTCCGAGAAGTTCCCGAACTTGAAGTTCACGATTTACGCAACCGAGGAGTGCGACAACTTCGACCCCGTGTGCATCGAATACAAGAACGGCAAGCAGGAAGCCCGTCCTTTCGTGCGGGATGAGTTCTAAACGAACTTATCGAACGAGAGGCTACGGCACAACCTGTAATCGCTGTTAAGGGCAATCACGGCGGCATCTGCGAAATGACCAAGAACCTCCTTTGAGGTGATGAACCCGTCTTTGCCCAAAGCGTCATAGAGTTCCGCTTTCTCGAAACAAGCGAGCATCTCGTCATCGTAATCCTCAATCGTATAGAATCCCACGCCGTTCACGAGGTAGTCCGTCCCTTCGTGCCTGATGTTCAAGTTCTTGAACCTGTATTCCTTCATAAGCACTAAACTATGACATACGCCTGTAAGTCAAGCGTTATCTGGCGGGAGGTCAATCACATCCCCCTTGACCATAGCGTTGATGTCATCGTGCGACACCCTGAGCCTATGCTCGACCACGACTGTGGGAGCGTCCTGCAAGGCCATAATCTTGTCGGTAAGGATGGCAATAGTGAGAGGCAACTGACCAGCAGGGATGTTGTCTATCTCGGTCAGAAGTCGCTCGGAGCCTCGGGCGACAATCTGGGACATCACATCCGTGGTTCGCTTCTTCCATTGTCCGAGGTCGAACTTGTCGCTTTCGTTCCTCTGGACGGCGTTGATGGTCGGCTTGCTAAGACCTGTCTCGCTCTGGATTTGGGTCACGGGCTTCCCCGCCATCGTCATATCAATGACCATCTGTTTCTTCTCCTGCGGGACTCTCTTGCCCGAGCAACCGCTATAAGGGTTGGAGTTAATCCTGTCCTTCTTTGACTCAAAATCCATTCTTGCATAATACTCATAACCCCTAGCAATCAAGCCCCTTGAAATGGAATACATAATCCTTGCAATCCTGTTCTTCGTTCCTGCCTGCTTCCTGCTGAACCTCGTTTGTTTTATCCTTGGCTTCACCAAGGTAGGCGATACTGCGGAACGCAAGCAAGACGCTAAACAACGCATTATCCTATGAGAATTAAGAACAAAGACATCGAACCACTACGAGCCAAGATTGCCGCCGAGCAGGGTGGGATTTGCTGGCTGTGCGACATCGACCTCACGAAAGTGATGCCCTGCCTTGACCACGACCACGAAACGGGCAAGATAAGAGGAGTCCTGTGCCAGAACTGCAACGGCATCGAGGGCAAGATGCATAACCTTGTCAGGCGAGCCAAGCGGGAGATGAGCAAGACAGATTTCTTGGACAGGGTTATACAGTATTGGGTTATGCACTCGCTTGAACCCCGCACCGAAATCCACCCCACGCATAAGACCTCTGACGAGAAGCGTATCCGCAGGAACAAGAGGGCGAAACTCGCTCGCCAAAAAAAGAAGTTGCAATCCAAGGATAGCGAGTAATACCATTTAACCTCTCACCAACCCATATGTTCGACATCCAAGCAAAAGACCCCGCAATCCTGCGTGGCGAAAAAGACGGCTCCTATCGCTCTGCCTTTGGCCTAAGCCAATCGGCGTTCAAGGAGTTCTTCATCAGCCCTCGTCACTATCTCCAAAGCACAGAGGAGAAGCACGAACCGACCAAGGATATGTTGTTCGGCACTTGCTTCCACAGCCTGATGCTTGACGAGAAGCCCTGCTATGCCGTCCGTGAGAAGTTGGATATGCGGAAGACCGATGACAAGAAGAAGGCGGCTGATTGGGAAATCGCCAACAAGGGACTCATCCCTGTCACGGAGGAAGATGAACGCAACCTGCGTGGCATGCGTGAAGCCATCCTGACGAGCGAGAGTTGGGCAAGGGAACTCTGGCGAACCTCCACCGAGAAGGAAATCTGCCTGTTCGCTACCGCCGTCACGGAGCACGGCGATGTTCGCCTGAAGGGTATGCTCGATGGATACGACCCTAAGACCAAGACCATCTGGGACTTCAAGAAGGTCAGCAAGCGAGCCACGGCACACGAGTTCGAGAAAACCATCCGTGAGCGTATGTATTGGGTGCAGGCCGTGCATTATACTTGGCTGGCTATGGCTAACGGACTTGAAGTGGACAAGTTCGTGTTCATCCCTGTCGAGGACTCCGCCCCGTATGGTCACGCCTGCTTCTCCATCGACATCAACCAGAAGATGAAGTATAGCCACCTGTCTCCCTTGAAGAATTGGGAGTGGGCCTTGCACGAGTTCGGCTGGTGTCAGGCGGAAGGTGATTGGTATGGCTACCCCTCTGGCATCCAAGACCTAAGCATCTGATGAGCATCTACGGAAACCACGAGTTCAGAGTCCCGAAAGAAACCAAAGAGCCGAAGAGCAACAACGAAGTGCTTGTCGTTCATCATTACTCTAAACTTCAATGGGACGAATGGCTGAAGAAGAACAAGGAGTCTATTTCCTTTTCACACGGAGGATTCATCAATCCGTCTGACCCGATTCCTTACGCTAAGAGCGAGAATAAAATCTTCATCTGGGACAACAAATGAGCGACCTAGACAAACCGCTATACGATGCTTGGGGAACCAAGTTCGATAAAAGCGTTCACCTCGTCCGCAAGGGTGTGCCTGCACAGGACAGGGAGGGACGCTGGAAGTTTACGGCTAAGGCCAAGAAGGAGTTCGCCAAGGCTCTGAACCAGCAGGAAATCGAAGAACTCAAGAACATCCGAGGCAAGCAACAATGAGCGAACCGAAGTTCACAGGCGTATGGATACCCGCTGGGGTGTTCCAAAGGGCTGACCTGTCCATGTCCGCAAAACTGCTCTACGGGGTCGTGGCAGGCTTGGACGGGTCGGATGGGTGCTACGCCTCCAACGCCTACTTGCAACGCCACCTTGGGCTCTCTGAGCGTTCTATTCAGGTGGTTCTCAAGGAACTCGATGACGCTTGCCTTATCCGCAGGGAGAACTTCGACGGAAAACGCATCATTCGCACAGTTGAGTCCATCGCCCTTTCAACATCCTTTGCAGACTCCTGCGTCACTCGCTCCGAAGAGAAGGGGTGCAAAAAACTGCGGGGGAGGGTGCAGAAAACTGCGGGGGAGGGGTGCAAAAAACTGCACCCATATAATAAAGAAGATAATAAAGAGGATATAACTACCCCTACCCCTTCTTCTCAGGATGACATTCCTTGGACTGAGGGATTGCCGTTTGACTCCAAGGCTTTCTCCGAGGCTTGGGCTTCTTGGATTGAATACCGCAAGGAGATGAAGAAGCCCTTGAAGCCTACGACTGTCAAAGCCCAATGGAAGGAACTCGTGAAGTGGGGCGAACAGAAGTCCATCGAGGCCATCGAGCAATCCATCAAGAACGGATGGCAGGGACTATTTGAGCCTAGACAGAACGGCTTTGGTCAGTATAACAAGAAACCTCTCACCGCTAACGACCACAACAATGGCTTCTGACGAACACGATGACGACTGCTGTCCGAACTATGTTCCAATGAACATGGCGAAGTCGGCACATAACTACTGCATCGCCGAGAACAAAAGGCTTCTGTCTGAAAACGCTTTCCTGAAATCCGAGGTCGAGCGACTGAAGAACAACTGCGAATACCTCGACCAGAAACTCGATGAGGAACTAGAAAAGAACGAGCGACTGACCAAGGCGGGTGATAAGATGGCCCATATCCATCGGCTCTTTGGTTTTCCTTCTTATACTTCTGAATGGGAATCCGCCAAGGAGGGCGAACAGAAATGAACACGCTTCGTAACATCTTTCTGGCTGTCTTGTTTTTTGTTGTCTTTCTTCTTTTGGCTAAACTAGAACTAGGGATAGCCAAAGAATATGTTAACAAGGACAGGGTTAACTGCACCTGCAAATGAACATCACGAAAATCAACATCACCTTTGAGGACGGCAAGGAACTCTGCCTTGTGACTCAGGATAGGTTTCTCGCCATCCGTGACGCACTCAAGGCTCAGTCGGATGCCAATGTCCTGCTGTGCAAGCAGGCGGAACTGATGGAGAAGCGTATCGCTGAACTTCAGGCCGAGTGCCATAGGCTCACGCAGGAAAACCAATCCGTAATCGACGATGTAGTTCATTACGCTGTCGATGGTCACTTTTTCCATAATCCACTACCATGAGACACGGGATGACCGAGGAAAGATACTGGGTGCTTCAACAGAACGCCGCCATGCCCTGCCTGACGGATGAGGAAGTAATGGCTGGCTGGCACTTCTGCCACTTCGGATGGGACGGCATGCTCATTCATTTTACGGATGATGAGATGGCTTACTGCTGTTGCACCTTCCATACCGAGTGCTTGGAGGCGAGAGCAGAAATTGCTCGCAAGGAAGCCCAAGATAGAATTCAAAACCTGCCATGAGCGACCTAGCCTGCTATTGCGGACGGCGTGGAGCCCTGCTTGCTAAGAAAGACCACACCCTTGTTCGCTGGCATCAATGCCGTGAGCATCTCGACAAAGCCCGTGTGGAGCGAGATGAACTCTCCGACTGCGTGTTCCCTCCGTCCATGCCTGACATCTTCAGGGATACCGAGGTCAGCAAGTTGCACCCTAAAATCCAAGCGGTCGTTGATTGGAAGCCGTCCTTCGATAAGTCTGGCCTGCTAGTCCACGGCAACACGGGGGTAGGCAAGACCCGTGGCATCTGGGAGATAGTCCGCCGTATCTGGGCTGAACAGGCTCAGAAGGATTATAACATGCCGTTCCTGTTCCTGACTATGCGGAAGTTGGAGGGCATGATTGAGAAAGGCTTCCAAGACAAGGAACACGCCGAGGTCATCGACCGCATCATCAACGCCAAGTTGGTTGTGCTTGACGACTTCGGAAAAGAGCGACTCACGAGCCGTATGGCCTCCGACCTGTTCGCCGTGATTGACGAGCGAAGCACCGCCAGACGAACGACCCTTATCTCCACGAACTTCAACGGGACTGCTTTGCTTGAGCGTTTCGAGAACAGGGACAAGGAGACAGGCATGGCCCTTGTAAGACGCTTCAGGGACTATTACCGAATTGTCGGAGTTGGTGTTGATGTCTCAAATCCTCCCGCATAAATGACCCCCGTTGTTCATCTTGGTTGGTGGACTCAACAGAGGGGGCAGATGTAAGAAGTCTGCTCTCTCCGATTGTTCTTGACTGTGATACCATTTCCTGTTTTCTCAACCGCCATATGAAGAACCTACTGCTATTGCTCGGCGTGAACTGCAACCTGTTCGCTGGGTCAATCGTGACTGATGAATACTTGGATAAGGTAGCCATGATTGAATCGAACTTCAACTACGAGGCAGAGGGTGACGGAGGCAAGGCTCTCGGTGCATGGCAGATGCACGAGGCCGCTTGGCGTGACGCTTGTCTTTATCTGTATTTCAAGGATGTTGTCGGGAACTCGCTCTACAATCATCACGCCGACTTCTTCCGTTCTTACGCCAAAGAACCTTGGATGTCCCGCAAGGTCGCCCGTGGCTATCTGGAATTCCTTGAGAGCAGGATGATTAAGAACAAGGTCAAGCCAACCCGTATCTCGCTTTACATGTGCTACAACATGGGTTACTATGGAGCCAAGGAGATGGACTTCTGTTTCAAATCTCCGCATCTTGAACCCAAGCGACAAGGCATCCTTGAGCGAGCGAACTGCATTCTTTCCCGATGAAAACCAAAACCACTATCCCTAAACAGCGTAAGTCCGAGGTCATGCTGACTTGCAGAATGAGCAAAGAACTCCTTGACCAACTGAACAAGGTGTGCAAGTTCACGGCACTCACTCGTTCCGAATACATCCGATTGCTCATCGAGAAATCCATCAAGGAACACCGATGATGCTTGACGCTGTATTCCATAGCACCAAAGATATACTCTTTCACCTAGCCAAAAAAGAAATCATGCACGATACTAACATCATCCCTAACACTCCTGAACAGCAGACCGCTCTGTTCAAGTCGCTCATCGCCGCTGTGTCCGAAACCAAGGACATCCACGCCGACAGCGTGAACCCGCACTTCAAGTCGAAGTATGCTTCGCTCTCCAAGCATATCGAAGTCCTGAAGCCTATCTTCGCCAAGCACGGCCTTGCCGTCATCCAACTCCCGTGTGGCAACGAGGCTGGTGTCGGCGTCCGCACCTTCGTCATCCACAAGGACGGCGGTTGCATCTCCGCTGAAGCCATCGTTCCTGCCGACAAGGGCATGCAGGGTCAGCATGCTGGAGCCATCTACTCCTATGTCCGCCGTTATGCTATCGCTTCTGTCGCTGGCTGTGCCACGGACGATGACGATGCTGAACTCGACCGCATGCTCAAGGAGGGCAAGTCCTACAACCCCAAGCCGTCCGCTCCTGCTCCTTCGGCTATCGCCTTCGACAAGCCCAAGGCTCAGTCGTTTCCCTCCTCTGCCCCTGCTGGTGGAAACTCTGGCGAAGTCGTGGTTCCCTTCGGCGACCGAAAGGGTCAGCCCCTCTCGTCCCTCCCGCTGGTAGAGAACGACCGAAGCATCAAGTTCGGCGACCTCACCTACTTCGCCAAGCGTTGGACTCCTAAGCCCTACGGCGACAACCCGAACCCGTCTGCTCGTGACCTGAAGGTCAAGGCCGAGGCCGAGCGTCTTTTCTCCTTGCATCAAGCCAATGGCGACGACAAGGTTGAGAACACGGATGATGTTCCGTACTAATCATTAATCCTAACCACCAACCAAGATGCTAACATATAAAAAATACGCTGACACGAACTACATCATCCTCTCCGATGGGACTGTGGCTCGCCTGCTGAAGCCCTGCAAGCGGGGCAACAGCACCTACATCAACTTCACCATCGAGAACAAGCAGAAGTCCGTCCGCAAGGATGAACTCATCCGCCTGTTCTCCGAGACGCAGACCGATGTCATCCCTAGCGGAAAGTTCGTACAAGAGTAACGGACTCTCTTTCCTGAGACGAGCAATCTCGCAACAGAAGCGATACAACAACAAGTTCCTGAACATACCTATGTCCAAGGCCGAAGAAATCCTCGATGAAGCGAACGGAGAGTTCTGCATCCCCCTCAATCCCAAGAGCAATACCGCAAGGGGCTGTGCGTATATGCTTGGGGTTGAAGTCTCCGAACTAGTCGAGCGTATGAACGGAAAGACCCCCAAGGAATACATGAACACAATCGCTGAACTCAAGAACCACATCAAGTCCCTAGAGAACGCTGGGGACAGGATGGCGGAAGGAAATGTGTCCGAGTTCTCTCGGCGTGAATGGGCGAAGGCTAAGGCTTTCATGCGTTAATGCGTAGGCAAAGACGACCAGAAGAAATCCCAGACCTACACAAGAAGTGCGAAAAGTACGGAATTACCTACGAGCGAGCGTGTTGGCTACTGACATGCCCAATCATAGATGCCACCGAGGGGCGACCCAAGCGGATAACAAGGAACATGTCGAACTACGACAAGTACCATCACATCTATCGGACAAGGGACGCAGGGTTCTGGTATCTGAAACTTCGGATAGGCAACCACACGCTCCGTCAGCAACTGACACGGGACGAGGAAACCTCGATGCGAATACGGGACGAGGTGATAGCGTTGATGCAAAAGAAGTTGGATGCGGGGGAGTTGGACAAGTATTTCCAAGACACGCCACCCTCACCTTGAGGGACATCGCCCGTATCGCCTACACCGAAGGCATGACCGCCCACGAAGCCGCCGAGAAGTTCGGGGTGAATGTGCTGTCCGTCCGCAAGGTCGTGTGCAAGCACAAGATGCCTAGGCTTCTGACCGACCAAGACAAGCACATCATGCGTCAGTTGAAGAACATGAATGACACGCAGTTGAAGAGTTATTGGAACGCCCTGAGCCTGCCTAAGAACAGCAAGGTCGGCAAAGGCGAGCGTAGTCTCGTGCAGAAAGAACTTGAACTCAGGAACCTGAAGGCATAACTTTCTTCACCAACCAAATGATACCCGCTGAACTTATCAACCGCCTTGGCTTTGACGCTTGGGCTGACAGCCAGATTGTGAACGCCATCGAGGACACCCCGTATCTGATGCAGGGCGAAGGCAACATCCGATTCGAGAAACAAGACATGACGCTGTTCCTAGAGTGGACTCCGCTTGGCTATACCGCCAGCCTCCGTGCCTATACGCACGAGGGTTGGAAGGAAACCTCCAAGGCTTTCAGACGATGAGCGAACCAAAGCGATATACAGGCAAGACTGAAAACTCGCTTCTTGGCAGTCCGCATTGGGAGCATCCAGAAGGAGAGTGGGTGAAGTACGAGGACTACGCCGAACTCAAGGCCGAAGCCGAGCGGTATCGTCTGGCAAGCCTCCGTGTCGATGTGAGTGAACTACACGCACAGTTCAACCGAGCATTGTTCGATGATACTATTGCCGAGAACGCCCGCCTCAAGGCCGAGGTCGAGCGGCTGACCAAGGCTGGGGATGAGATGGCTGGACTAATTCAGGCGATTTATGAAGGAGAGTTTTCTGGTCGTTGTGAATGGAAGGAATTGGAAGACTGGAACGCCGCCAAGGAGGGCAAGCCCCATGCCTAAGCCACAGAAGCGTAGGCCAGAGCGTCTTAAGCCGTCCCTCAAACAACTTACTCCTATCGAGCATAAGAAGGCATACCTGCACGAAAAGTGGGCGAAGGAACGATGGGAATACCTGCTCTCCCTCAACAAGTGGAAGGAAATCAAATGAACGAACAGAAGATTACAATCGAATACAGTCATTTCGAGAACCTGAACAAGAATGTCCTGAACCTCGGACACCAAGTCCGTGACCTGTCCGAAGAGAACCTTCGACTGAAGGCCGAGATAGACAGGCTGGAACGACAGGTGAACTATTGGAAGATAGAGGCAGAGGTTGACAACGCTCGCTGGATGCGGACGCTGGACGACCTAGAACATCTCCGTAAACTAAAATGAGCGAGTTCACTATCGCAGTCTTCCACCTCCAACTGTTTGTAATTCAGTTTATTCTTATGCGTATCTTGTTTGCGTTGGAGGGAAAGCAATGATACACGAGTTCCGTAACACCATTCCTGTCAAAACCGAGTTGGGGTACGGCTACCTGCTTTATGTCCAGACAGGCGGGACTTTCTGCAACGACATCTTCGCCGTGGTGCTTGAGAAGGACGGGGCAATCAGGCACATGCTGACCGACCAGTTCGCTGTCATCAGGAACGATACCTTCGACATCAAGAACGATGAGGCATAACCTGCTCACCAAGGAGGAACTGACGGCCCTCCTAGACCCTCCTAACAATTATCCAATCATGGCGGCGAATATGCTTGGCATCTCGCTGAAGTCGCTTTATCACCTCTCATATAAGCACGACCTGTGCTTCGCAAGACCGCCTAAAGGCTTCAACATCTTCTTCAAGGAACAACTAGAACTACAGCAAGCCGAGAACAAGGGGTTCAACAAGCGAACCAAGGAACTTTCAAAATGAGCAAACTAATCAAATTCGTAGCAGTCGGGGACAACCACGGCGACCACATCGACGCCGAGGTGGCACAGCAGTTCTTCAAGTTCCTTAAGTGGTTCGACCCAGATGAGGTGGTTCACCTAGGCGATAACTTCGATTTCAGAAGCATCCGCAGAGGTGCAGGTCGCAAGGAAGAGGACGAGTCTCTTGTTGAGGATGTGAAGGCAGGCAAGGAATTCATCACCCGCATCCAACCTACAATTTTCCTGAACGGAAACCATGACGACAGACTAGACCAAATCATCAACGGCTCGACCAGCGGGATGATGGTTGACTACTGCCACGACCTAAAGACTGATATCCGCCAGCACCTCAAGCGGAATGGTTGTAAGAAGATTTACGATTACCACGCCGAGCAAGGCGTACATAGGCTTGGAAAGGTCGCTTTCGTGCATGGGTATTCCTGCGGAGTCCGTGCCGTGGAAGAACACGCTATCCATTACGCCGAGCCTCAAGGGGCTGTCATTATGGGACACCTGCACAGCATCCAGCAAATCAACGCCCGTAAGCACATGGGTGCTGTCGGGTTCTCTGGAGGTTGCCTGTGCCACAAGTCTCCCGACTACGCCAAGAACCGCCTAGCCACCAGCAAGTGGGGGTCTGGCTGGACTTACGGGTTCGTGCAAGGCTCAGATTGGAAGGTCTGGCAAGCCCACCGAGTCGGCAAGGAATTCATTTATTCTGTAAAAGGACTATGAGCAACCCATACGATGAAGCATTGCTTGAGATTAAAAACCTCAAGGCAGAAATCCAGCAATGGAAAACAAGTTCACTTCTTACACCGATTGATATGCTGGCACTTTTTAACCTAAGAAGTGAGAACGAGCGTCTGCAACGCAAGGTCGAGCGGCTGACCAAGGCAGGGGATGAACTGTATGACGCTTGGATTGGTTATCACGGAGAACAAATCCTTGATAACTACAGCCACGGAACAGGCGAAATCTGCCGAGCGTGGAACGCCGCCAAGGAGGAGGAAGCAAGATGAGCGAAAAAGAATTCTGGGAACTCGGGTTCATCCTCGTAGCATCCGCCAATATGATTGTCTTTTCTTGGGCTGGCTGGATTTACTCAAAGGAATGGGAAAGAGTGAACAAAGAAATGAACGCCCATAAGCATATCAACAAATGAACCAATACCCTAATCCAAAGGACTTCACGCCCAAGGAAGTCTATGAAGAAATGGACAGACAGGCTAAATACTACCGCAAGGAACGGCTTGTAGTTAATGTCTTGCTATGGGTCGCTTGGTTCGCCTCTGTGGTAACGGCCCTTAAACTTATCTTCGGCTGATGAACGACAAGAAACTACAGGAACTTGAAAGGCTGTTCCAGAAGAAGAAGATGGAGAAGCCAGAGAAAGGTTTCTTCACTCGTGCTGAACTAGCCAAGGCTTGGAAGATTAGCGAACAACACGGGAACAGGAAGTTGAAGAAATATATCGACTCTGGCCTCATCGAGACAAAGCATTTCAGAGTTACCTCTGGCATGGTGACAAGACCTATTCCACACTACCGAATCCTTACCAAATGAAACCTGACCCTATGAGCGAAGACTACAAGAAAGACTGCAAACTCAAGGACTTCTTGGGTGATTTGACGGATGATATCATGGTGGCTGACGGGCTGGCTGATGCCTTCATCGGCGTGGCCTCGTTCGGCAAGGAGGGCAAGACTATCGCTATCTATGACTCGATGAAGATTATCGAGCGTCTGGTCAAGGAAGGCATGACCGAGGAGGAGGCCATCGAATACTACGAATACAACATCGCCTCTGCCTATGCTGGCGAAGGTACGCCCATCTACATGGTTCCTGTGGACAAGGAAGTATGGGACTTCAAGAAGGAAGCCAAGGCTAAGAAAACCAAGCCAAAGCGTAAGAAGAAATGAACAACCAGCAATTCATCGAACAACTCTGCGTGGTTGGGACTGTCATGGCTTATACGACCGCCTTCCTGTTCCTGTCTTGGGCTATCTGGCAGGCTTGGATGCTATGGCTTGAACTCAAGATTAAAACCTCAAGGGAGATTTACGAGGACAAGTCAGCCAAGATTAGGGCCATCGAATACATGAAGATAAACAAGGAATACGAGGACTGGACGGCGAACAGGTACGGCAATCCTAACACAGACCCGACCTTCTATAAGGTCAAGAAGTGAGCCTAGTTCCTTACGAGGGAGACGACAGGTTCTCAGACGGATTCATCGACAATCTTCCGTTTGTCCTGTTCGGGATTCTCTGTTTCGGCTTTGGCTTCTGGCTTGCGTCCCTTGTATATGGAGACGGCGATTCCTATCACAGACATGGCTATCGACACTCCCACAATCCAAGTGAACCAAGTGCTGTCGAATATCCAAGCGGAAGACATGGCAAGCATGCCCCCAGCCATGACAATGCCAGCGGACTTCTTGAACGGGCTGAATGCAAGTGCAAGCAATCCGATAGTAAATAAACCTAGGCCAGCGGTGCTGAACTGCCAAAGCACCTTCTGCTTGAACTCAGCGTCAGCCTTAGCGTTAGCCTCCATGAGTTCGTAGTCTTTCTCCTCGACCATCAGCCACAAGGCATCCGTCTCAGCATCGACCTTCGAGGCTTCCTTCTTGTCTTTCTCTACGCCCTTCTTGTCGTTCGTTGCGATAATCTTCTGGAACTCCTGAGTCTTGGCTACGCTCGGCTTGGCGACGCCAGAGAGTCTGGTCACTTGGGCTTCGACAACTTCTCGGACAGTTCCTTTATCGAGGACAGGAACGACAGCAGTAAGGGCAGAAGCAGAGTCAGAAACGATTGCTTCGACTTTCTCGATGTATTTATCCTTCTCTTTGTTTTCGACTTTCGCAGGGGCGGCAGGGGGTGGCTGGGGTTTGGAGATGCAACCTGTAAGCAGGAACGCTAGGACTATATATCTCATTGGGCTTCCTTGATGAACTTCGCCTTCAGCCACTCGAAGATGTCAGGGGCTAACGCCCCAGAGCCAGAGTAGATGATGCCCTTGTAGATAGGGTCTATCGGGGCATAGTTGATGCCGAAATAAACAAGGGTTCCGACTATCGAACCAGCGATGGCCTTCCTTATCAGGATAACCCATCTGAACCTTTCTTCTGTCAGGATGAACCTAGCGACAGCACCGAGGGCTCCGAGGACAGCGACTATCCAGCCGCCTTTCTTGAATTCCTCGGCAGTCTCGGCAAGCATTGGGTCGAGGGGGCTCATCTCTTAGGCATATCCCGAAGGACTCTCCGCTTGGCTGATTCTTCGTCTTGGTAGATTCCGATGACAGCCTTCTGAGGATTATACACCTTGAACTTGTCGCCCTGAAGGAGTATCATGTAGCCGATGGCGTTCCTGAACAGACCGCCTTGCGGGGTCTTCTCGTAGGTGAACGACTGCCAGACGGATGGGTAGGTAGGTTCCAAGGCTCTTTGAGGGCCAGCGGGTTGCTCAGGGCTAGGCTCAGGGGCAGGTGTCGCTGGAGCCTTGGGAGGCGTGACAGGGGGCTCTGCGGGAGGCGTAGGAGCCTTCGGACGCTTGACCCGACCCTTGACCCCAACGGCTTTGCCAAGGGCTTCTAAGCCGCTGGCAAGTTGTTCTTCCGTGGCAGTCGGCTTAGGCATCTGAGCCTGTGGATTAAGGTCTTCGTACTCGGCGGACTCCATGAGGAGACGCAGGCCACGCTTGACCCCAGCAGGAACCTTGTCCAAGTCGGCTTGGTTGTCCACCGCATCGGCAAGGGCTCTGAACCCTTCCTTGACGGCTTGAGGGATTTCCTTGAGGTCGGCTTTGTGCTGACGCTCGACGGCTTGGATGAGGCGACCAACGCCAGCACGAATCTTGGCAGGAACCTTGTCCTTGTCGGATTGCTTGTCGATGGCTGACTGCAAGGAGCGAAGGTTCTTCTTCACCTCGTCATCAACCTTGAAGCGTTCGGATGGAGTAGCGTCCATTCCTTCGTATGGCTTGAGGTTCTCTGTTCTGTTCGTACGACCTTCTCCACGAGGAAGAGGCTCATAAGACGAACCAGACTCGTATTTCTCACGGGTGCTACCAATCATACGCTGTTGCTTGTTAGCCGTTTCAGCGGGAAGTATGAAAGAAACATCAAGGTTTCCTCCGTCCATTTGATTGATATAGATAACGCCATCGTGACCAGCGGCAACTGCTTCACCAAGGATTTTCTCGGTGCGTTTCATTATGTCCATGAACTGCCCATTGACGACAAGAGGATTGTCGAAAACTATTACAGACTTGGCAATATTTGGTTTATCAGATTCTGGCCTTCTGAATGTAGGGTCAATTTCATAACCTAACTTCTTAGTGTCATATCCTTGGTATTCTGGATTCAAGACAGTTGAATCAGATGAAGCAAAATAAGCCCCACGCATCTCGCCCTTCTCAAGCGGATAGTCTTGGACTCTAAGTTCATGCTTATATTTCTTATCTTTCAGGAATCCTTGAGATGTGTATGTTCCATGAACGCCCACGACAGCAACTGGCTGGCCTGTCTTGAACTTGCTTGAATACACGGCGTGTTGATAATACTCACGCATAGGCACATTGTCTGCGATGTACCCAGAAAAGTCGTTATATGTAGAACTAGCCTTCTTGACCCATTCCTTGGCCTTGTTGATTTTTTCGGCAAACTCTCGTGCAACACCAGCCGTGAAATCAGAGTGCTTCTTTTCCTTTGGTGCAGGCTTTTCGAGTTCAGCCTCTATTCTCTTGAATTCAGAAGCGTCTTGGAGTGACATTCTTTTCCACTCCATTCCTCTGACTGCGTTCTTTGCGTCAGGGTTTCTGTCGATAAGTTCCTGCTTTCTGACCCTTAGCATCTGCCTGTCGAGGCCTCCGAACATAGCCTTAGACATCTCATCGAGAACATAAATGGCGTTCTGTTGACTCCAGTTTGCTTCCCTGACTCTATTGATAAAGTCCGTGAAACCTTCATCGGCGGTCTGAGGAACAACTTCTCTGTCGCCAATGAACTCCTGCATCTGTCTTGTCTTGAACAGGTCGCCTAAGCGTCTGGCTTCAGCGGCCTCGACAGCATCTACCAATGGAGCATCGCCTTCTTCTGGCTTGTAGTAGGCTTTGGGGTCAAGAGGAGAAGAGACATATCTAGCGTCGGTATCAAATCCTTCTTCTATGCTTGTGACAGGGAATCCAGTTCTTCTGTTGATGTCGTCTATTATTTTTCTACGAATGGCGATAGGTCTTCCCTTTTCATCAACAACAGTTCCAGTAACTTCACGAACACCCATTCCCCTGAGTCTTTCTATTAACTCTGAATACAACAGGTTTCCGTAACCTTCACCACGATAAACTGAATCTACCTTTGCGTACTGTATTCTGGCCCTGTCTGAGCCTTGCAGGGAATAACTTATTCCTGCGATGTATTCTCCGTTCTTG